GATGGATTTACAGGTAATGCCGTACAGCGTGCACAGCCACGGTCATTTTGGGCTGCACCCCGGAGTGGAAGTCTCCGGCGGGCAGGTATGGGCGAATGGCAAACTGGCGGCGATAAGGCACCATATTGATGTTTGATTACCTGGTAGTGGGCGCAGGATTGACCGGGGCAACGGTGGCGAACCGGCTGAACGCAGCCGGGAAGGACGTGCTGGTGATCGACCGGCGGGAGCATATTGCCGGTAACTGCTACGATGAGCTGGTGGACGGAATCCGGGTACACCGCTATGGCGGGCATATCTTCCACACGAACAGCACCCGGATATGGAATTACGTTAACCTGTTCACCGACTGGCAGCAGTACGAGCACCGGGTGAAGGTGTATGCTCACGGCGCTTATTATCCATTCCCGCCGAACCGGATGACGGCGCAGCAGATGTTCAGCGACCGGGTGCCGGAGGATATTTGCATCAACCTGTTTTACAAGCCGTTCAGCGAGAAAGCTTGGGGCAGGCCGTGGGAAGAGATCCCGAATGAGATCCGCAGCCGGGTGCAGATGCGGGATACCTGGGACGACCGCTATTTTACAGACCAATACCAGGGGCTGCCGGTGAACGGGTACACGCATATGGTGCAGGGCATGCTACAAGGCGTCGTGGTGGAATTGCGCACGGATTTCTGCCAGGATAGCGAGTATTGGCTGAGCAAAGCCCGCACAGTGATCTACACCGGGGCGCTGGATGAGCTGATGGAGTACCAGCACGGCGTGCTGGAGTACCGCAGCCTGCGTTTTGAGACGGAGATCCTGGAGACGCCGGATTACCAGGGCTGCCCGACGGTGAACTACCCGGAGAAGGAAACGCCTTACACGGTAATCAACGAGTGGAAGCATTACGGCTGGGGCAAGTACGGGTACCACACAGTGATCACCCGGCAATACCCGGCGAGCTTCCACGAGACGGGCGAGCGGCTTTACCCGTTTGTGGATGAGCTGAACCGGACAAGGCACCAGCAATACGTGGATGCGCTGGACCACAGGATCATCCCGGCAGGCAGGCTGGGCAAGTTCCAGTATTTGAATATGGATCAGGCTATTGGAGCGGCGCTGAAGCTGGCGGAAACCCTTCGACTACGCTCAGGGCAGGTTGTGGAGGCGGCATGCTGATCAGGCTGCTTCAGGATGCGGTGATCGATGGTGCAGTATGGCCGGGCGGCTACGTGGTTAACGTGGACGAGCAAACTGCTGAGCTAATGGAGAATCGGGGAGTGTGCGAGAGCCTGGAGGAGACACAGACGCACAAGCCTATTATTCACGAGCAAGGGCCGGCGATTATGGATGTGATGGTATTTGTACCGGTGTACCGGCTAGAGCCCGAGACGGTGCAGGCGGTTATGGGGCTGGAGTGGGGCGGGGCTATCAGCCACCTATTCCAGCGGGACAACCCGCACGGGCCAATGCGGGACGAGCTGAAGCGCAAGGTGATGAACCACCTGCACCAGTACCAGCGGGGCAGGGAGATATTTCTGAAGGGCACATACGACGCCATGCTGATCGTGGAAAGCGACATCATTCCACCGGCGGATGCGCTGGTGAAGCTGGCGAACGTTGGGGCGGATGTGGCGTATGGCGTGTACCGCTTCAGGGGCTCGGACATTATCAACATATTCGAGCGCTACCCGGACAACAGCGGCAGGCGGGCGCGCAATGTGGGCGAGAGCCTGACAGTGCGCCAGAAGGTGTTCAAGCAAGCTGTACGCCAGCGGATTTATACTTGCTCGGGCGCCGGGTTTGGGTGCGTTCTGATCCGCAGGCGGGTGCTGGATGCGATTGAGTTCAGGATGGAATATCCAAAAAATGGGGCTTACTGCGACACATGGTTCACGGAAGATGTGTATCATGCCGGGTACACCCAGGCGGCGGATATGACGGTGATCTGCGGGCACAAGGATGTGGATGGTACGGTGCTGTGGCCGAAGTATCCGAGGGGTACCGCAGAGATCGCAGAGTACGCAGAGTTAATAAAACGGGAGTGAGCTATGCTGGTGAGATGCGTAAGGTCGTTTGCGGGCAGAGGCCCGAATGGTGAGATGGTTTCCCACGGTATGGGCGATGTATTTGACCTGCCGGAGGGGACAGACTGGCTGCAAGCGGGGTTTGTAGTGCCCGTGGTTGTGCGAGCTGAGGATATGGCGGAGAAAGCGACAGTAAAGCCAGCAGAGACCCGCAAGAAGCGAGGCAAAGATGGCGCTTAAGCTATACACTGGGCCAACGGTTGAGCCGGTGACGCTGGAAGAGGCGAAGCTGCACCTGCGAGTGGATGACCCTTCGACAAGCTCAGGGGCGGACGACAACGTGATCCGGGATCTGATCACAGCAGCCAGGCTGGACATCGAGACGCTGAGCATGCACGCATTGATCACGCAGACCTGGGACTTATACCTGGACGCTTTTCCTGGCAGCGAGATCCAGCTTCCGATGCCGCCGGTGCAGAGCGTAACGGGAGTGTATTACACGCCGGACAGCACCGGGGTGGAAGCTACCGTCACCAGCACGTATTACAGGACGGACATTATCAGCTACCCTCCGAGAGTCGTGCTGAAAAGCGATTACAGCTGGCCGGGGGATGCGCTGATCGAGGTGAACGGGGTGAAGGTGCGTTTTGTGGCTGGCTTTGGGGATGACCCGAGCGACGTGGACCAGAGGCTGCGCCAGGCGGTCCTGCTGCTGGTGGGGCATTATTACGAGAACCGGGAAGCGATCTACACGGGCCGGACGAAGCCGGAGCTGCTGCCGATGGGCGTGAGCGGGCTGGTGTGGGAGTACCGGGCGAAGATGGTGAAGTTCTGATGGAAGCAGGGAGATTACGGCACAGGGTAACGATCAAGAGTAAGACGGTCACCAGGGACACGTATGGGGGCGAGGTGATCACGTGGACGACGGTGGCAACGGTGTGGGCTGCGGTGGAGCCATTGCAGGGGCGTGAGTGGCTGGAAGGCAGGCAGATGGCGGCGGAGGTGACGACAAGAATAAGGATACGATACCGCAGCGGTGTGGTGCCCGAGTACCAGGTGACGTATGGCAGCCACACGTATGACGTATTGGCAGTGATCCAGCCGGAAGAGAACCGGCGGGAATTGCAATTGATGTGCAGGGAAGTGCTTTAGTCTCACCACAGAGACACAGAGAGCGCAGAGAAAACCAAGTTTTTAACACAGGAGGCAGAGATGGAAGGCAAATTATCGATGGGTGGCAAGTTGGCAACAAAAGTGATCCGGGCGAAGGGTCCGGGGCTGGCGTGGAAGGTACGCAATTACCTGCGCTGGCAGTTTATCAAGTCCTGGCTAGGCGTGTTCGTAGTGGTCCCCATCGCCAGGCTATTCGGGATTATGACCGGGTACGGCAAGCTGGAGATCGTCCTATTCAGGGCGACCGGCGAGGTCATCCGCTACGGCGTGGTGAGCTACCGGGTGGTCACTACGGCTTTCGTGGACTTTGTGACCGACCAGTTACAAACCGAGACCAGCCAGTTCGGTGACTTTAAGTACCACGACTCTGGTGTTGGCACGACTGACCCAGCGATCACGGACACCGATATTGAGACCACCGACGACGAGAGCCGGGCGACTGGCACACAGACCGAGAGCAGCCATAACGTGTATGTGTCGGTTGGGACGATCTCCTACACCACAACGAAAGCGATCACCGAGCATGGGCTGTTCAGCCAGGCGACTGGCACAACGTTGATGGACAGGAGCGAGTTCAGCGCGATCAATGTGGTGAGCGGGGATTCGATCCAGTTTACGTACAGCCTGACCCTGACCGCTGGAGGCTAATGGCCTGGACTGAGCTAACCGGCTACCGAACGCGGTCAAGCAAGACGCATTATGATAACGATACTGGCAAGTTTCGTTTCGAGGTGCGCGCCAAGACCGCGCTGCATTACCCGACTGCTGGGGCAGACAGTGACGTATTAGACGGCACAACGAACATGACTCCGGTGCGGGTAAATAATGCCGCGTTCGATGGCTGGCGGGTCACGGCAAACACATGGCATTATGCGCTTGGCATTGACAAAGTTGGTCATCCTGGCGAGGATGGTTGGCTCGGCTTCGGTGGTAGACAGGGAGCGCACTGGTTCAAGTTCCGCTTAGTTCGAGCGGGGTACATGAAGTGGAGTACCCGCGAGTGGGGAGACATCGGCGGTGCGCCGACCTATGACCGGGCAAGGCTTACCCGCACAACCGAGACGCTGACCGTCGGGCCTGAAGGCGCAGAGCAGACGGTCAATGCCATGACTACGGCAAGGTGGTCTGACCTATGGCCCGCGCTTCCACAGGGACAGGTTGATGCGGTTTGGAAAGCGGAAGGGCGGCAGCTCAAAGAGGAGATTGTCATCAACCAAGCGGCGCGTGAGTGGATCACAGCCAACCGCCCGCCAAGTTACTACTTCCCTGGTATCCAACTGAATGACGCATACTTTGGCTTTGTGTTTCGACTGGACTGGTCAGACATCCCGAAGGCATACCGGGGGATGGTGGAGTTTGACCCGGATGACGACATAGCCGATGATGGGGAGAACATCTATCTCAAGGATGCGCTTGACCGATTGCTGGCGTTTATGCCAGTGGATCAAGTGTATGTGCCAGGGGCAGAGTTAGACGAGAACGGCAGTACCCCATTACGCAAGCGCATCTATTTCGACGGCACTAACCATTACTTGCTTGTCGGTGTGAGATGTGACCTGCTGGCAGGGATGACAGCGGGCGACCTTGTATTTGACCCGACCTTCACGGATGGCTACGGTGGGGATGTAACGACGGCTTGTGATACATACGTATCGTCTGGAGCGGTAAGTACCAACTACGGTACGTCTACGTCGATGCTGATACGTGACACACGACATACACTGGTGAGATTTGATCTATCCAGTATTTCTGCTGATGCAACGTGTACTTCTGCGAATTATTTCCATTATCTCTCTGCTGCACATGCTAACGATATTGTTGTAAACGAATTTCTAATCGCATCCGCAAATTCCGGTTGGACAGAAGCTGGGGCGACGTGGAACCATGCGATTGAGGATACACTAGAATGGGCGGGTGGCAACAATGGGTGTGGTGTAGCCGGAACCGATTATATTAATACATCGCTGGGGACATATACATCGTTATCAACCGATGGCGCAGGGCAGGAATATAATCATACCCTGACCGCTGCAACAGTAGAAACATTGTTCGGTAGTGCAATAAATCTATTCTCGGACACAACATCAACCACGACTTTGGTAATGTGCACATCCGACCACGCCACAACCGGCTACCGCCCGAAGCTGGTGGTGGAGTACACGGAGGGGGGCACGACCTATAACCAGTCTGTCTCTGGTTCGATTACCCCGGCTGGAACGGTGGTCAACCGGGCGGGGAAGGTCGTCTCCGGGGCGTTGACCTCGGCGGGGGCGCTGATAAACCAGGCGGGTAAGGTACTGAGCGGTGCAATCACGCCTGATGGTACGCTATCCCGCTTGACCAGCAAGATACTATCCGGGGCGCTTACGTCATCTGGTGTTGTAGCAGGTATCAAAACGGCGTTGATCAGCCTGGCGGGTGAGCTGACCTCGGCGGGATCGCTAGTGCGCAGCACGGCGAAGGGATTGGCGGGAAGCATTACCCCGGATGGTGGGCTGGTAAGGGCGATCAGCAAGGCGGTGGCAGGTGCGCTGACCTCAGCAGGCGGGCTGGTGGCTGAGCTTGTTTCAGGCGTGATCCTGCAAGCGGTGGGCGGCGTGCTTACCTTATCCGGCGAGCTGGTGCGGCAGACGAACAAGAGCCTGGCGGGTGCGCTGGCTCCTGCAGGAACGGTTATAAAGCGGGTGGCAGTGTTCGTGGCAGGCGTGTTGAGCTCAGCGGGTGCGCTGGTGGCGAGCATGATTGGAACTGACCCAAGAGGCAGGGCTACGGTGAGCGATGCGATTGCGGGGAGTGCGACAGTGAGCGAGACCCGGATCGGGAGCGGGACGGGGAGCGATGCAATTGTGGGCGGTGCGACGGTGGTGGAGGAATAATGGCAACGACTTATGACAAGGGCGATCTGGTGCGGCTGAGCGTGGCGTTCGTGAACAGCGCAGGCACAGCAACAGACCCAACGACGGTGACGCTGAAGGTGAAGACCCCAGCCGGGGCAACGAGCACATACACCTACGCGTTAAGCCAGGTGACGAAGAGCGCGACCGGCGGTTATTACAAGGATGTATCGCTGAACGCCAGCGGGCGCTGGTGGTACCGCTGGGAAGGCACTGGGGCGGTGGAGACGGCAGAAGAAGGCTGGCTGGAAGTGCGGGAGCAGAGGCTGTAATGGCGACGATTGAGGAAGCGATTTACAGCCACTTGATTGCAGATGCGGGGGTGAGCGCACTGGTGAGCACGCGGGTCTACCCGCTTACCATCCCGCAGGATATTGCGCTGCCAGCGATTGCCTACCAGCGGATCAGTGGGCCGCGGATTGCGGCGCACGATGGCCCGACCGGGCTGGCACGGGCGCGGATACAGGTCACCTGCCAGGCGAGTACCTACACCGCGGCGAAGGGGCTGGCGATGGAAGTGCGCCAGGCACTGGACGGGTTCCGGGGGTCGGTGACGACGGAAGGGGATGAGCTGGTGGAGGTGGAGGCGTCATTCCTGGCTAACGAATGGGACGGGTACGAGACAGTGACCGGGCAGAGCACGATTCGGGTGGACTTTATGCTGCTGTACAAAGAAGCAACTAATCCGTCGATTCCGAACGAGTATGACTGGTATGTGGACTCGGTGAACGGGAGCGATAGCAATTCGGGGACGACGTATGCACAGGCATTTGCTACCATTGCCAAGCTGATGACGGTGATGGCGGCGGGGGAGAGCGTG